AGAACGTAAATTCAATCAGGGAATGAAGAAACTTTCAGGACGCTTCAAGCTAATCTGGAAGAATCAAGATGGCTGTTGCTATCACTGTGGAATGCCACTGGACATTTCGGACGAGAGGGAAATCTTCTTCAAAGTTCCGAAGTCATGTGGCGGAAAGGAGGAAGTGGCAAACATGGCGTATGTTCACGCTGATTGCCAAAGAATCTACCTTGAGAGCCGCTCGAAAGAGTGATGAAATGCTTGAGCCGTATGAGTGGAAACGCTCACGTACGGTTCTTAGGCGAGAACGGGCGAGCAATCGCCCCGACTTAGCCGACTGAACAGCTGGTTAAGAAACATACCAGGGTGGATAAAAAAACAGGGAACGAAATTTTCAACCGTATAAATTATAATCATGACATGGTTGCGTCGGCGGTTGTTTTCCCTGATTTAACGGATGCTCAATTGCAGAAAGCGTACAATGTGGCTGGCGAAATAGAACTGTTGAAAAACATGCTGCTGATTGGGGAATTCGTCACTCTGGCCGCAGAAGTGCAGGAACTGAGCGGGCTGGATAAAGATATCAACGATGATATCGAAGACGTAAAAAACGGATAAAGCAGGGCGAATCCGATTTTGTGTTAGCGCATTTTGCCCTGCAGAAGCTACATATTTTACCATCCGTACTTGAAGAATTGCCAGAAAGGGAACGTGCTTTTATATATGGGAGTATCATGCAGCGTGTGGAGGACGAGAAAAGAGAGGCGGATAAGCTGAAGAGATAGGAGGTATCTGCATGCCAACATTAAGTGCTATGTTTAAAATACTGGACGGTGGATACAGTTCCGCTCTGAACAAAATCAATTCAGGCATGGAGAAAGCTATCCAGAGTACGCTGGGAGCATCCCGCGGAGTTGATAAAGTCAACACTGGCCTGGAAAAGACAGGGCGTGCCGCCAATACGGGGGCGGCAGGGCTTGTTAAAGTTGAAAATATGATGGAGTCAACTCAAAAAAGGGCTTCCTCCATGAATTCCACACTTAAAGGTTTAGTCGGGACTCTGTTAAGCCTGGGAGCGGCAAAAAAAGTTATGGACATGACTGATGTCTACACCAATACAAACGCCAGGCTGAATATGGTAAATGACGGTTCACAATCGCAGGAAGAACTTCAGCAGAAAATATTCGCCGCCGCAGACCGGTCACGCGGTAAATATGCGGATATGGCAAGTGCGGTTGCAAAGATGAACCTGCTGGCAGGTGATAATTTTGCTGGCAATGATGAGGCTATCCAGTTTACCGAGCTTCTCCAAAAGTCATTGAAGGTGTCAGGAGCAGATACATCTGAACAGCAATCAGCATTCCTGCAGTTATCGCAGTCTATGGCTGCGGGTAAGCTGCAGGGGGATGAATTCCGTTCCGTAATGGAGAATGCTCCGATGGTGGCGGATGCCATTGCCAAATACATGGGAAAGTCAAAAGGCGAATTGAAAGAACTTTCTTCAAAAGGTGAGATAACGGCAGACATCATTAAAAATGCTTTGTTTTCGGCCGCCGATGACATTAACGGAAAATTTGAAAGCATGCCGATGACCTTTGCAGACATTTGGACGCAGATGGGAAACCACGCAATGGAATCGTTTGGCGGAGTATTCATGCAGCTGAATGAATTGTTAAACTCATCCGGGGCGCAGGAATTACTGGCAGCATTCGGCGCAGGGATTGATGCAGTAGCAGATGGCGCCAGCTGGCTGATTAGCACAATTACTTCGGGTGATCCAATTGTAAAGACTTTCTTTGCTGCTGCTATTATTATGGCGGGATTATGGGCAGCGAAAATGTTAGTTGCGGCAGTTGCTTCTATGGCTGCGGTCTGGCCGTTAATGTTAATTATAGGGGTAATTGCACTTGTTATATTGGGATTGACTTCAATGGGGGTGACATACAGCCAGATATTCGGAACGATCGGACAAGGATTGGGGATGATATATGCAGTTGGCTATAATATCGTAGGAAATCTATGGAATATATTTGTTTCATTCGCTGAATTTTTAGCAAATATTTTTACAAACCCGTTGGCGGCTATTGTGAATTTATTCGTAAATATGGCAACCAGTGTGTTAGGCGTCATCGAGAGTATCGCTAAAGCAATTGATACTGTATTTGGCTCAAACCTTGCTGGGGCGGTGAATGGTTTTTCCAGTAAACTGCAGGCGTGGGGAGATTCCTTTAAGGATTCAAATTATATATCTTTGGATGATATGCGCATGGACACGAAGAACATTATGGAAACGGGTTCGGATTGGGGGGCAAAGGGATCTGACATGGGAGCCTTCATTGATGATTGGGATTTCCAAGGAAAGGCGGCTGATACCTCCGTTGCATCAGGTGCAGGCATAAAGGCCGTACCTTACGGCTCTTTGAGTAACCCGGCTACAGTGAAGGGAAAGGGAAAAGGCGGGGCCATAGACGTAGATATGTCGGATGAGGACATTCAGTACCTGCGGGATATCGCCCAGAGGGATTATGTGGCAAAGATATCTACCAATACCCTGGCGCCCAATGTGAAAATTGAGTTTACAGGCCCTATTACCAAAGAGGCTGATGTGGATGCGGTGGCTGCAAGAATGAGCGAAAAAATGAGAGAAGAAATAGCAAACAGCGCGGAGGGCAAATATTGATGGGATACGCAGTATATTTTGAATCGTCCACCGGTACCTTCCGCGTGCCGGTGAACCCGGAAGAAATCAGCCAGAGCAGGAAACAAAATAATGAAAAGTATAATATCCTGAAAGGCGGGCAGGTAGTGGTCCCCACCTATGTAGAATTGGAAGAATATTCTTTCGAAACAGAGTTCCCTCACCAACATACGCACTATTCGGAATCTGATTTTACAGCGGCAACCTCTCTATTGTTTATGATTAAGACCTGGCAGGAAAGTAAACTGCCGGTCCGTTTTATCGCGGTGGGTGAGGACAGTGATATCAATAAGCAGGTGCTTATAGAAGATGTGCGGGCTACTGAAAAAGCCGGTGAAGAAGGGGACCAGTACGTGTCCCTGAAGCTGTTGGAATATATTCCGCCGGCAAAAAGATTCATCGCGGTTCCGCAGCCGGCAGGATTGGTAAAGCAGGAGGACGCCGGCTCACTGCAGAACCCTGAAACGATAGACGGAAAAGAATATACCATCCAGAAGGGCAATACTCTCTGGGGACTTGCAAAGAAGTATTACGGAGACGGCGGCCAGTACACAAAAATCTATGAAGCAAATAAGGATAAGATTAAGAATCCAAACCTTATATATCCTGATCAGGTTATCACAATACCGGAATAGGAGGGCAGGATGGAATTACTGGTGGAATCGAATGGTGTTATATATGATATGACCAGCTGCTGCACAAAACTGTCTCTGTCGGAATCGCTGAATGACGGTGCCGGCAGTCTGGATTTTACATATCTGTATGACGGCACTGAAATTATTCAGAATGGCTCTTATGTCCGGTTGTGTAATACCAGCGAAACAGACGGCGTATTTTTCGGACGGGTGTTTAAAACCGGCATGGGGCAGGATAAAGAGGTTAAAGTAAAGGCCTATGACCAGATTCGCTACTGCAAAGCAAAAGATACCATAACTATCGAGAATGAGACACTGACGGACCTTGTGACCCGGATGTGTAATTTTTTTCAGCTGCAGACTGGCAGCCTCATGCCAACAGGATATGTCCTGCAGGCAAAGCCGCAGTGTGACAAAACCTGGCTGGATATTATTTACGGAGCTGTAGGAGATACCCTCATCGGTACTGAGCATATGTATTGTCTCCGGGATGAATATGGCTCAGTCTGTCTGCGGGATATTGCAGACCTGCAGCTGCCGCTTATCATTGGCGATAACAGTCTGTGCTATGAATACGACTGGGAGAAATCCATAGACGATGAATTTTACAACCAGGTGAAACTAGTATCCGGAAATAAGAAAACAGGCCATGCTGACGTATATATTACGAAAGATACCGGATCCATTGAAAAATACGGCATGCTTCAGTATTACGAAAAACTGGAGAATGATTCTGACCCGGCGAAGGCAAAAGCTAAGGCCAACGCCCTCCTGAAACTTTATAACCATGAAAAAGAAACGCTTACCTTTAAATGTATGGGGGACCTGTCTGTAAGGGCAGGAAACAGCATTTACGGAAGCATTGAGGATATACGGCTGAACCGGCGGCTTATTGTGCAGAAAGTGACTCATGATTTTCTTCCGGTGCACACCATGACACTGGAGGTGATGACCGGATGATACGTGAGATTAAGCAGATCGTAGAAAATTATATCAACAACCGGAATATGGCCTCTCTGGTTATTGGGACCTATGACGGAAAGTATATTGTAACGGATAAACAGAAAATGAAGATTCCCATGTCCTGTGTGGCGGGGAATCTTTTATCTTCCCTGAAAATAGGTGACCGGGTTTATCTTTTCCAGAATGATGGTGGGGCTGACTTTTATCTTTTGGAAATTATCGGGCTACCGGCAGTATTGGAGGAAAGAAAACCATGAGAAGTTATCTGTTGACTACAGAAACCGTGCTGCAGGAGCCGGAATACACCACCCTCACCCACAAAATGACAGAAGAGCGGGTAACAGGGAAGGTTGATGGTATCAAAGCCCTGGAGCAGGCCATCTATAAAATCCTTAATACAGAAAGATATGAGTATCCGATCTATACTTTTTCTTATGGTGTTGAGCTGAAAAAATTGATTGGCAAGGAACAGCCTTATGTCCGGTCAGAATTAAAGCGGATTGTCCGGGAAGCGCTCCTGCAGGATGACCGGATCCTCCAAGTGGATGGATTTCAATTTGTATTTGAAGGGGACGCCTGCCATTGCTCTTTTAATGTGTCAAGCATCTATGGCCCTCTGAAAATAAAGGTGGAGGTGGGAATTTAGTGTATGAAAATAAAACTTATGAAAATCTGCTGAATGGAATGCTTGAGCGTGTGCCGGATGACATAGACAAGCGCGAAGGCAGTATTGTTTACGATGCTTTGGGGCCGACGGCGTATATCCAGGCCGAGCAGTATTTTCTAATGAATAACTACCTTGACCTGGTACTGCCGGATAAATCTGTCGGTGAGTTTCAGGATAGGTTCCTGGTTGCTTTTAACCTCTTCCGCAAACCTGCAGTAAAGGCTATTCGGAAAGTGGAAACCACAGGGCCGGTAGAACTTGACTCTCGTTGGGAATTGGAGGACACCACATACATAATTACAGAACGGGTATCTGAAACTGAATACAGGGCAGAGTGCGAACAGGTGGGAACTATCGGAAATATGTATTTCGGGAAGATGGTTCCTATTTCTTATGTTGTCGGCGTTGAGGTGATACTCTCAGATGTGTTGCTGGAAGGAACAAATGAGGAATCAGATGACGCTCTGCGGGAACGTTTCCTTATCAAGGTAAGAAAGCCTTCCACCAGTGGTAACATCTATGATTACTATAACTGGGCAATGGCCTGTAAGGGAGTGGGAGCCGCTAAAGTATTCCCGCTGGCCTATGGTCCCGGTACCGTTAAGGTGGTAATAGCCGATGAAGATAAGACGGCAGCTACTCCTGCCCTCCTGAAAACTGTCAAGGAATACATAGAGGAAATGCGCCCTATCGGGGCCACAGTGACCATTGCATCAGCGGAGGAACTGCCAGTCAATATCATGGGCAGAGTTAAGCTTAAAAACGGGCTGAATCTTGGGAAGGTGCAGGCGGCTTTCCGGACGGCGTTCAATGCTTTTCTAAAGGATAATGCATTTGATATTAGTTATGTCGGGTATGCCCGCGTAGGTAATATCCTTCTGGAGACTGCCGGGTTAGAGGATTATGCTGACCTTACCATTAATGGTTTTTCACACAATATCGAGCTGACAGATGAGCAGATAGCCGTCATCGGGACCGTGACGCTGGAGGTGATGGGATAATGATGGAGCTTTCCATATTTCACGAAAAACTCAATAAGGTAGATGGTAACGCCTATGTCATTGAGGAAGAAATCCATATGCCCGCCAGCGGTATCTATGACGAGGAGCTGCAGCACGATAATATCGTGGACAGCACCTTATCAGTGTATACCGGTCCAACCTTGACCGGAGAGCAGATACAGACCTTTGCCCTGTCTACTCCCAGCACGATGCCGTGGAAGCGGATAATCAGAATCCAGTCGGATGCTTCAGTGGTCTACGTTACTTATGAGACGGTGGGGGATACCGTGGAGGCCGATGATATCAACCGTGTGCAGGAAGCCGTTGTGAAAACGCAGGGTGGAGTCAATGCGGAGGAGGCCAGGGCAACTTCGGCGGAAGCAGAGTTGACGCGGAACCTGCAGACGGAGGCTGACCGTGCTGCGGCAGAGGAGTTGCGATTGGATGGCCGGATTGATGCTGAGATGGCGCGGGCGCAAGAGGCCGAAGAGGTGTTGTCTCTACGGCTGGATGCAGAAGTAACCAGGGCGGAAACTGCTGAGCAGGAAAACGCGGATGCCATAGCGGTAGAAGCTTCCCGGGCGTCTGCCGCTGAAAAAGTGCTTACCGATAACCTGGCGGCGGAGTTGTCAAGGGCCACGGGAGCAGAGCAGCAAGTTGCGGATGACCTGCAGGCCTTTGCCGAGGACGTGATAACCAAAGAGGAGATTGACGCCCTGGACGGTATCGAACCTGAGCCACCAGAAAACCAATATAGGCCGATGACCGTTGAAGAGATAGACAATATCATAAACCAATAAGGAGGTAATTATAGTATGGCATTTTTAGATGCTGGAGGCGTCGAACACCTGTGGACGAAAGTTAAGGAGTTACTGAATGGGAAGGTATCAACAGGACGAAAAATCAATGGCAAGGCCTTGACGGCTGACATTACATTATCTGCAGCTGATGTATCTGCGATTCCCGCGGCACAGAAAGGGGCTGCGGGTGGCGTAGCAGAGCTTGACAGCGGCGGAAAGGTACCGGCCGCCCAGCTGCCGTCTTACGTGGACGATGTGGTCGAAGGGTATTTAAGCAGCGGTAAATTCTATAAGGAATCTGCCCACACAACAGAGATTGCAGGAGAGTCTGGAAAAATTTATATAGATATTACATCTGGTAAAACTTACAGGTGGTCAGGGACCGCCTATGTTGTGGTATCGGAGACTCTTGCACTTGGAGAAACCGCCAGCACTGCATATAGGGGGGACCGCGGGAAAACCGCCTATGACCACAGCCTGGCCGCCCATGCGCCCGCAAATGCAGAACAGAATGTGCAGAGTGACTGGGCGGCAACAGATACTGGTTCTGATTCCTACATCAAAAACAAGCCGACATCGATGCCGGCAAATGGCGGTAACGCTGCAACAGTTGGAGGCCATACCGTTGCGGTTGATGTGCCGGCCGGCGCCAAGTTTACGGATACGACCTACAGTACATTTAAGGGAGCAACAGCATCAGCAGCTGGTGGGGCCGGTCTTGTACCGGCACCTGCAGCCGGTGCGCAGTCAAAATACCTGCGTGCAGATGGTTCCTGGGCATCACCTGCAAATACTACTTATGGCACCGCTACACAGAGCGCGAACGGATTAATGAGCGCCGCCGATAAGAAAAAACTGGATGGCCTCGTTCCTATGACAAACGCTGAGATTGACGCTATTCTAAACTCCTGAGGAGGTGGATTATGTCATATTTGGATCCAAATGGGCTGAGCCGTTTATATGGAAAAATAATGGCCCACCTCAACGCTAAAGTGGACAAGGTGACCGGCAAGGGGCTGTCCACAAATGATTTTACGGCTGCCTTGCTAAAAAAACTGAACGGCATTGCTGAGGGCGCCAATAAATATGTACATCCGACAGATTCAGGGAATAAACATATTCCTGCCGGCGGGGCCAGCGGACAGATATTAAAGTGGAAAGCTGATGGCGATGCGGCATGGGGCGTTCCTGAATCTGGGTACACCCATCCAAACAGCGGTGTATCGACCGGTACATATAAATCCGTGACTGTAAATGCGCAGGGCCATGTTACTGGCGGCAGCAATCCGAATACTCTTGCTGGTTATGGTATTACAGATGCGGCTGCCAAAAATCATAATCATGATACTGTGTATATAAAAAAGGGCGCTGTTACCTGGAACGACCTGAAAGGGAGCTGATCGAATGTACGGAAAAAATCAATATGGCCTGATACAGTATGCCAGGGACTCCACTCCCGACAGCGGACAGACGGATTATTATATTGACCTTAAGCAGTATGTTCCTCCCTTCGTCTATGAAAAAAAGGAAATGGACGCTCTTTATACCGCGCAGGGATATGAAGCGGGGCTGGCCCGGCATAACCTGGAGGATTTGGTGGAACAGTGTTTTGTATCTACGGCAACATGGGGGCTGATACGGTGGGAGGAGGTTTTCGGAATTGCCACAAACATGTCCTTATCTTATGAGCAGCGCCGGGAAATCATAATGGCGAAGATAAGGGGCCAAGGAACTACCACGGCGGAGATGATTAAGGACGTTGCAGAAGCCTTTTCTGGCGGCGAAGTGGAGGTTATCGAGGATAATTCCAACTATCATTTTATCGTCCGCTTTATTGGCATTTATGGCATCCCACGCAATATGCAGGCGTTTATCACGATGCTGGAAGAAATAAAACCCGCGCATCTGTGGTATACATTTGACTACAAGTACATTAAGTGGAATGACTTGAAACCGAGAACCTGGAATGACCTGCGGCCGTATACGTGGAATGGGCTGCGTGTCAATGAAATAACTCCGTTTGTATCCTGGAACGGGCTGCAGGAAGAAGAATATACCTGGAACCGCCTGGCAGCCTACGGATGGGAAAAAGTAAAAGAAATAGAGGAGGCAAAGAGAATATGCAATTAACACCTAATTTCCGGCTGATGAAGCCGGATGGAACCGATCCTGTAAACGTACAGGACCTTAACGACAACATGGATGTTCTGGACGCGGAAGTCGTAAAAAAACTTGATAAAACTGGGGATGCCAGCAATGTGGTAAATAAGTTTACCCAGGCTGGAAGCCGGACAAATTTACTTTCTGGGGAAAAACTGTCAGTATCATTTGGGAAAATCATGAAATGGTTTGTAGATCTTAAAGATGTTGCGTTTTCTGGGAGGTACTCAGATTTGACGGATAGGCCAACAATACCCGCTGGCGGGATTGCCGATAAGTCTAAGATTATTGATAATCTGGACGATATTGCGGCAAATACGCAGACAGGGTATATGGCGGGGGCACTGGCGGTAAAGGAGTTAAATCAGAATTTAAACGGATATCAGTTCCGGGTAAATAATGGTATCTCAGAATACAAGGCAGGTGCGGATGCAGCATGGGTCCCATTTAGCAATCCGGAGATTTATTTTGCCCAATGCTCATTTCCAGGAGACCAGTCCACTATTCCGTTTACTGTAAAAAAATCGGCTCTTTGGTTGTTGACTAATGCAGACTGGTTTACATCTCAGTATCAGAATCAGCTTAAGCTGCAGATAGGAAACTCGACGGTGTCGGTTGCATCATACACAAAATATAATAACTGTTTTATCGCCAAATACGATATAAAGCAGTATATAAACAAAGCCGCATCCCTAACCGTAAACAGGTCAATGGTATACGCCAATGCCTACAATTACATCATACTTATAGGAGTATAATGCGGGCTTTATGCGCCCCGGGCAACAATCCACATAACCTGGTATTTGCCTTCAAGGTTGGCGATTGCTCCGGAACCATTTACCGCGCTTGCAGATAATGTTGTTTTATTACCATCAATGTTTGTGCACATGCGCGGAAACATACGCACATTACTGCAAATAAACAAAACAGCATAGTTTACATCCGGGAAGCCGGCATTATGAGTAAGGGTAGCATTACCACCAGAAAAAGTTAGCTCCGTAATACCTGCTTTTACGGTGGGAAGGCCTGCTAAATTCTGATTTAACAACTTAAGCTGCCGGCTGCTGAGTGCCGGGGAAAGAGAGATTTATGAAAAAATATATAGGAACAAAATTAATAGAAGCAGAACCTATGACAAGAGGAGAGTATAACACATATAGGGGATGGCAGATTCCTGCGGATGAGAAGCCAGAGGATGGTGGATACCTGCTTAAATATCCTGATGGGTATGTAAGCTGGAGTCCGAAGGAGATATTCGAAAGGGCTTATCTTCAAGTTGATGATAATGAAAATCTGCCTTCAGGAGTATCTATTGGACAGAAAATGGTGGAAGAGTTTGTTGCATATACAGAAACAATGACACTGGGAGACAGAACAACGGTTGTTAGGTGTGTGCTGCGAAATGGGTTTGAAATTGTAGAATCATCTGCCTGCGTTGATCCTAAAAATTATTCGGAAGAATTGGGTGCAGAAATCTGTATGGGAAAAATAAAAGATAAGATTTGGGAACTTCTGGGATTCCTGTTACAGACTGCTTGGCATGGAATTAGATAGATCCATTTCTGATTTAACGGCAGTAAAGAAATAAAACTATAAACAAAATATCGTAAACAGAAAGGAGGTATGCATCTATGGCGTACCTTAATTTTTTGCAGTCCAAAGATTTTATAAAATGTTCTGTGGTTCCGGCCGGGAATATAGTAACCATTAAATTCCCGGAAGGTACAGAGCCGGTAATAAGTACAAAGGGCTTCCGGCTGTATCTGGACGCGGCGGGCGTTCTGGATATCGGCGGGG